AGTCAATACTTTCTCGTATTGTAGGTGTGCTTGTTATGAATCCGTGATATTTGTCATTACTAACAACTCCTGGAACTACTTCTGCCGTAGCTAATCTAATAACTTGATTTACATTAAAGCTACTTGCATCGTAATTGTGATTTCGTAATTCAAAAATCCACTCTTCTTTGATACTTGCACCTAAAGCACCATTGTAATCATTATTACCTGATAAAGCCATTACGCGAGATTTCTTTTAATTGAGTTTTCTATCTCTGGCAATAAATTATCTCTTACAAATTCTTGTGTGCCAATAACATTACCCATAATGTTTACATTGATAGAGCCACTACCACCTGCGTCACCAAAGTCTGGACTTGATAATGGAGTAATATCTACTCGTTCTCTACCACCAGGATTATCTCCAACCATAATCATTTGTTGCCCACCAGTTATAAAAGAACCACCACGAGCAAATGCTGGTGGTTGCTGTCCTGCTATTATACCTGCTTGTGCTGCACCCAATGCTCCAGTAGCTATACCCAATCCTTTTAACCCTCCTGCTGCTGCCATCATAGCTGCAGATTTAACAGGGTTTGTAATTGATATTGCCAATGCTTCTGCTTTCAATTTTGCACTTAGAAGCATAATTTCTGCAACAGTTTTGTGCGTGGACATTATCGTTTTAACAATTTCGTTAGCTTTATTAATTTTAAATATAACAGCTTGTTGTTTTTTGAATTTTTTAAGAGCATCTTTTTCCATATCTTGTCGTTGCTCTGCACTTGCATTTCTAAATCTATCTGTATCTCTTAATGCTTGTAATTCCGATTGTTTTCTTTGCTCTATATTTTGTTGAGCAAGTGACAATATTTTTGTAAAATGTGTTGTAAATAATTCTTCTCTTGTTTTTAATCTAAGAGCTTCACCTTCATCTAATAGTTTTTCTTGTTCTTTAGTTAATTCTTTGTACTGTGAATAAGAGTTTATTAAAGCATTTGGATCAAAAGAAAATGTAAATCCTAAATCTACTTGTTCTGCTTTTGTTTTTGCTATATCTTCTTCAAGTCCTGCTATTTTTCTTACAACAGTTTCATATTTCAGTGCGTGTTGCACTGCAAACTCTGCAAGTTTATTTTTATCTTCTAAAGTATCTCTATTTTCCCTATCTATCCTTAATGATTCTTTTAATCCTTCAACTACCTTATTAAAATGAGCTTCTCCAAATTCCTTGACAAGATTTGTTTTATTTGCAATAGTTTTTTCTAAAGATTTTTCTTGTGCAGCTATTTTATTGTTAATATCAATTAATCTTTGTGTGTGTGGAGCTACTAGTTCATTTGCTTCTGCCAATGTAATAGCATTACCTGCTTGTTCTATTTGTTGTAATTTTATTTTTTCGTTTGCTAATTCTAAATCTGCAGTTTCTTGATTTAATTCTTTTAATTTGCGAATGGTTGTTTCCATAGGAGTTTCATTCATTTGTTTAAAAAATTCAGCTACATTTGAAAAATCTTTTGCAAGTCCTTGAACAATTCCTTTCATTACTATAAAATCTCCAATGGCAGCTTTCATTCTTGTAAATGCGTCTGCCATATTAGAAACTGCTCCAACCATAGTTTGAGAAAGTTTATCGGTAGCACCTGCAATACCAACTTCAGGATCAATCAAAGTTTCTTGCAATGCTTTTCTAAAAGCTGGTAAAGTCATTTTAGATAAATCTTCGATACCTTTTGTATCACGAATAAGTTGCAATATACCTCTTTCACGAAGTATATCTGCTGCTCCTGCACCACCAGCAAATGCTCTACCAAGTGCTTGTGCTGCTTCAGTAGCAGTTACACCCATAAACGCTGCTAAGTCGGCAGTAGGTTTAATCATCTCTTCTGCATTAGTACCAAACGCTTTCAACGCTGCACCAGCTTCAACCACATCTGTTAGTGTAAATGGAGTAGTTGCTGCTACTTGATTAAATTTTTGGAATGCTTTTTCTCCTGCTCTTACAGAACCAAACATAGAATTAAGTCTTACTTGCACAGCTTCAAACTCCATAGAAGTTTGAATTGCACTTCTAATACCTGCTGCCATACCACCAAAAGCAAATGTTACAAGAAGAATTTTATTTCTAATAGAACCAATAGTTCTTTGTAATCCAGCAGTAGAAATACGCATTCTGTTAGAAGCTCTTGTAGTTTTTTTCATTGAAGCAGCAAGTTGTTGGTTACGCATTCTTAAAACTCTTACCTGCTCTTTAAGTTTTGCAATTTGTGTAGAAGTTTTCAACATCGCAGAACGATGCTTTTCTTGAGCCATTAATAATTTCTTGGTAGCAGTAACTGCTTTTAGATTTGCGTTATTAAATTTGCGTTGAGCTGCAGAAATTTTATTTTGCTCTTTTGCTAATCTTTGTAAGTGTCCGATTAACTTATCGGCACTTCCACCTGTAGTAAATTCTAATTGTATTTCAAACTGTTTAGCCATTTTTCATATTGTTGTAATGTTTTGATTGTATATAATTTAACATTTTTTCTATAACATTGCACTTATCAATCCATTTTTTTGGTTGATTTCCGTATGATCCTTCATAAGGGGGTACTTTCATCTTTTTACAATAGGTATATCGTTGTATATCTCGTTGATATTCTTTGTTTATAAAGTTGTTTGTACAGGCAAAAAAAGGTAGGTGTGATTTGATAGCTTCGTGTATTTCAAACTTTCTTTCAGAGGTTGCGTTATGTTCTTCAACTTCTTCTTTTAATAGCTTGATTACATACCATATATCGTCCATAGATGTAAAGGTGTGAATGCTGTTATTCTTTTTAAGAGGTAACTTAGCTTTATATGGAAAGGTAGAATATTTGCAACCCTCACACCAATCATCTATTAATATGTTTAATTCAAGTGAGAGGGTTTCTATTCCCCCAAGCTATTGTATTCCTGAATAGCTAGTTGTAATTCTACTCTATCGTTAATTGATAAAGATTTAATAAACTTATCATCTGCTCCATCTACACCATTTCTAATCCATAGTGTACTTAATGCAAATTGATTTTTAATTACTGACTGTCCATCTACTTCTTCAAAGCGTACAGAATCCATACATTTATCAAAAGCATCTACGGACATTTCTATAAGCGTAGCTTTAACACCACTCTTAAGCGTTATCTTTTTAGACATTGACTTTCCTCGTTTTTATTATTGTATTGCGATAGAAACAATGTTTCCTGAAGTACCAGCTACTGCTTTACTACTTACGGATAAAAACATTGCATCTTCCTCTGAAAAACTTACATCGGTAATAATACAAGTTGGTAATGATATATCTACATTTCTTGTGACACTATCTGCTGCTGTTAATGTATTTGCAACAGTAGATGTTGATTGTTCTCCAAATGTTTGTATAAGATTATCTGTATCACCATCATACTTTACAACAGCTTCAAAGGTTACTGCCACTTCTGGAATACCTCTGTGCATTTGTTGAAAATTACCATTTACATCATAACCACTCATAACAACATCGTTTTCAATGGTTAAACTAAATGATTTCATTACTGGATCATCAATATCTGCAATAGTTGTTACTGCATTAGTTGAGCCAGAATCACCATAATCTGTCATAAAGTAATTTGTATTAAAACTTGCTCTGTTGTGTGTTGGAACAATAGAAGTATCATTTAATGCTGGAATACAACCAGATTTAAATGTACCTGAAATCTTTAATCTTCCTGCTTCTTCTCCTACATCTCCACTAATAGTTAATGAAGTTAAGAAACAACCCTTGAAATACATTTGTTGAGCTGCTTCTGGTGTTACTACCACTATAGCAAATGTTTTTGTATTGTCACTTACAGCATCTCCATAAGATAAATCAATACCTGCGTAGCTTCCTGCTATTTCAAAAGCAGTTGCAGAATCGGTTGTAATATTTGCAAGAAGCATTGGTAAAATAGTAGCATCTGCAATACCTGAAAAACTAATTTCTTTTACTGTAAGTTTGTTTGTAAGAAACATATCTACAGCTTTAAGCGTTCTACCTACTCCGTGTCTTACATCTAAAACCTGTTGTGGGTTTAAAGATGGGAACTCGATAGAATCAATATTAATAAATTTATAATCTGCGTCTGTTGCTTCTCCACCACCAATTCCATCTTTTTCAGCAGCAATCGCCAACTGAAACTGTTTAGGACTAAATCCTTCTGCTAAATCTGCCATTTCACTTTACCTCTTTTTTAACTTTTTGATCTTTGATTTCTACTAAAAATTCTTTGGCTTCTTTAGGCACAGAATCAAGTTCTACAACTTTACCATTCTTTAATCTTGCCCAATCTGCCCAGTCTAACCCTAAGTAACTTTTACCTCTAGGTAAGACGCCTTCTTTCTTTTTGTACTTTTTAGCCATAATTAACTCCTTACAATATAAAAAGAACCATTAGATAATACAAAGAATTTATCATCGGAAGTTACAAACCTTGCAAATGACTGATAAACTTCTTCATACAATACTGGTACACTTATTCTTGATACATATACATTCTCTAAATCTGTGTCTATATTATGCTCAATAGTAGGCATACTTTCAAAGAAGTATGGTGTAGATCCTCCGTGTGAGTTGTTAAATAACACAGTTTCTATTCTACTAACATCTTTATACATTTCATCTAATGCTCTTTCATTATCATTATATGTTTTAATAACATAATCCATTTCCATTTGATATACATTGAGATAAGAACGAGTTTTCTTCTCTACCAATGTTTGCGATTGAGGATATATTCTCAATGACTTTGTTCCTATATCTCTATAGTTATTGTCAAAATAGACAGGTAATGCACCCTTAAACTCTGTGCGTATTTTATCTCGCAATGGTGTCATTACTTTGTCGTATGTAACATTGTTAAAACTAATAGCCATTATCTAATATTCCTTACAGTCAAATCAAAAGTTGCTTTTCTATATCCATTAATATCTTCATCGTCATTATAATTTATACTATTTATACTAACATTAAACAATGGATTTAATTCTACCAAAGAATAAAATAGTTCTTCTACTCTTGATATTTGTTTAAAAAAATGCTTTACAGTAATATCGTTTCTTTTTCTATCTGATATATATACTTCTAATGAAAGGTTATAATTACTTCCTAGTTTAGCATACATAGTGTTTTGAGGTTCTGAATTTTCCCCTCTAAGAATAGCAAATTGATTACCTGCTATATTTGTTTTCTTGCTTCTATAAATAGGGAGAGCATTTGAGAACTCACTTCTAATTGCAGTTTGTATCGTTTCTTCGACATTAACTTTCCAGGCATTAGTAGATGCGAGAGCCATTCTTACCTCGATAGAATTGTTTAAAATCTTTACGAGTCATTTTAACTGAACGCATAGAGGCATTTTCTGTTTCTTCGTAAATACCTGTTACTTCTACTTCCCACTCATCGTTTTGTGTTGCAGTAGAACTATCTGATGATCCTTGAAATCTTATTTGCAATCCTGCTGCTAATTCTTGATAATCTCCATTGATAACTTCATCTGTTACTACTTGATTGTTTTTTAAAGTATCATCATCTTTTGCAAACACAGAATACTTAGCAGTACCAATAGCACCACCAGTAGTTACAATAACTTTTAATCTGTCGTAGCTACCAAAGTAATTTCCTCTAGTATCAACAATATTAAGACTTCCAGACACAGACATTTTTCTTACAATACCTTTTGAAGCATCTCCTGTGTTCTGATAACTTAGTTTTGCTTTCCCTGCGTTTAAGTCTGCGATGTGCATTTGTGCTTCTTCGAATAATGCTTCTGCTATTTCACTCGTAGGATCTTTCCCTTTCACTAAAAAAAATGCTGCAACTAATGAAGTTAGTCGTCTAATAAGATAGTCGTATGTACCATCTTTTAATAAAAATTGTTCTCTTGGTAAGTTAGAATCTAATTTAGAATCTACATAATCACTTGCGTCTTGCATTACTCTTGTTTTCAATGTAGCAAAATCTTCTCCTGCTTCCATCAATAAATCTTCTGGACTACTACTACTATTGTAATAATATACTGCGTCTGCTGCTGAATCGTAAAACCATTCATCGTTTGCATCTACATCAGACAAAGCTGATTGCCCAGAACCTAAATCTTTTCCGTCTGCAAAAAGAACAGTTACCAATCCAGAGTCGTGTGACACATATCTATTTGTAGATTCTGCCACCCAACCATACACAGGTTTCTTTGTGTCGAACTCATCTAAGTTGGGAAAAGTATCTTTTAAATCTCTGGCTGTAATATATGTAGGCATCTATTCTCCTTTAGCTCTTTTGTACCACCCATACCAAAATTTTTCTTGTGTGGGGTTATCAGAAATTAGCAAAGAATAGAATAAAATTCTATATGAAATAAATCTATCTGCTTCTAATTTTTTACAAGCAGAAATAGTTGCTGCACCAATAAGTCCATCTTCTTTGATTTCAAAGGTATTTTTATTGTTACACGCTTGTTGCAATATCTTTACTGCTCTGCGTTGTCCTGTGTTTACCACACAATCAAAGTATGGATAGCGTAAATCTCTTGGTAATGATTTGGCTTTGGAAGGAATCCAATAGTCTTGATAATAAATTTCTTTTGCTTGTTCTCTAGTTAAGTTCTTGATGTCAAGGTGAGGATAGAATCGTTTGGTTATACCATACTTTGTTTCCCCACCTAAATCATCTTTATCATTGACATAACCCCCTTCGTGTTCGAGGACTTTCTCAATGATTTCGTTAAATTCCATTACGCTGATCGCTTCACTTTTTCGAATGAACGCATTCCCCCAAGACCGAGCATACCCAGAAGTATTGTCGTGAGAGTTGTCATATCGAATACTGGTAAATCCACTTGATAACCAAATGAATGTAACAGAAAAAGTAAGAAGGGTTGTAGTACGAAGTGATAACATAGTGCTACTCCACAAGTCCAACCAACAAAAGGACGCCAACCTGCAACAAATAAACTACTGCTATTGGCTTCAACTTTATTAACCTCAATTTGAGCTTTGTTAATTTGTTGTATGAGTTCTGCTTTTTCTGCTTTGTCAAGGGTAAAGTCATCGATTTTATCTACTACTTTATCTATAATACCTGCGACTACATTTAACTTAGGCATCTTCCTTCTCTTCTTTCAAAGAAGAATTTAGTTCTGCAGAAAAGTGATTCTTTGCAGCTTGAAGTTGTTGTGCTTGAAAACTCATTCTACCGAGCTGTATATCTAAATCTCTGATTTGATTTACCATTACTTTTTGCTCGTCTTTTAGATCGTCAAATTTTACTTCTTTGCCATCTTCTAGCACTACTTTAAATTCATCTTGTTTTGTTTCTTTAGACATTTGTCCTCCAGTATGTTTAATAATACTGAATATAACAAATTATGTATATCTACGCATTCTTTTTCTTGTTTTACGAGAATACTTAGCTCGTTGCTTTCCTGCTTTAGTCGCTTTGCGTTTCTTGCGAGTTTCGTATGCGTATTCTGATTTAGTCATTGCTTTTAACAGTCGTTCAGGCAAATATCTTTCACCAGTTTTTTTAGAAGGTTTACCAGATTTGGTACGCCATTTTTGTTTTGTCCACCTACGCAGACTTTTCTGTGATTTCTTGAGAGCCATTATTTATAACCACCACCTGCTCGTTTGTAGGCGAGTGCTAACATCTGTGCTTTTCTAGCACTCCATTGTCCAGGATTACCACCTTTATTTCCTCTTAGGAGTTTATTGAATAAACGCTTTCTAAGCGTAGGTTTAGTATAATTTCCTGCTTGATTGACTCTCGATTTTCTTTTGCGTTTTGCCATCATCTTCCCTTTATACGATTGATTATTCTAATGAGATAAGCAATCATTGTTTTACTTCTTTTCTAACATCTGAAATAATAGTATCTTCGTTGAATCTCATACTAATTCCAGGAACAAATCGTTTTACCTCTTTACCATTTTCTAAAACAATAATAGTAGGAACGATTGTAATGTTCCACTCTTTAGCTATGGTAGCACCAATAACTTTGTCCTCTATGTCTATTTCTGCAACATAGCAAATGTTTGCTAGTTTTTCTATTTTAACTCTGTTTTGATGATTCCAAGAAGCATTTACTTGTACTACTGAACAATTCTGTACATTCAGCAACTGCACATCTTGGAAGCTGTCTAGTCTAACGGACTGCGAGTATAAGGGCGATTGCCATAACAATAATCCAAGCAACCATACCATACCATAGTAATAATTCATCTTTGTACCTCATATTAATTATTATTCATATCAAGTAGAGTTTTATTAATGCTTCGTGTATCTTCTTTAATGTCATCTACTTTTTCTTCTAGTTTCTCAACTTTATCTTCTGTATTCATAATACTATTACGAATCATCTGATCTTTCAAATCATATTCTGTTCTACTTACTGGTGGTTCAGGAAGCTCTTTGGCTTCTTGTATATCAGCTTGTAGATTAAACCATAATCCCACTACCATAAATATTGTAACACCAATACTAGCAGCAGTTTCTATACTTAGTGTAAATTTTGTATTTTTTCCAACTTCCATTTTTAATCCTTTACCATTTTACTTTATTCGCCCAGTAAGCAGCACTCATCTTACCTCTAGCGATGTTTTTTCTGTGTCTAGCTTTAAACGATCTTCTCCTAGCTCTTTGTGCAGCAGTTCTAGGATTCTTTCCTGCTCCTCGTACGCCTTGTTGTCCAAACCTAATCAGTCTAATCTTACCACCTGACTTTGCTAATACAGCGTGTGACTTTTTAGGGTGTTTAGGGGTACGCTTTGGTTTATTATAACCTCTGAATCTTATACCCCTGTATGTAATAGCCATTACTATCCTTTTATTTTTTTGTATTCAGCAATGTCTGATTTAAGTTCAGTCACTCTTGCTTCAGCACTTACTAGTTGTGCTTCTGCATCTTCAATCGCAACATCTACTGGTAAAACTTCAGTTCTATCAACTACTGAAACATCTTTACCTGCTTCATCTTTCATTGAACGAAGGTGTTTTATTTCAACTCTTTTGACTGCACTTGCTGACTCTACTGCTTTTTCTGCTATTTTCTTAGCCATCGTATTCTCCTTTTTAGGTTTCTTCTGTATATACTAGCTTCTCGCCAGTAAGTTCTTCTACTAATCTTGCCAATTTCATCATATCTACATTGACTGTTTTATTCCCTTTAACAGAGTGATGACTCCAAGCCATATCTTCTGATGCTCCTTCAGGGATTAATTCAAAATTGTGTGGGGAAATAGTTGTGGTATTTCCTAACTCATCTAATACTTTCATTTCTCCACCATCGTTAAAAATGAATGCCATATTACTTGACGCTGAAGGATTAGAAGCATTGTCAGAAAAACGCATATTACCTGCTGAATCTATTCTTACTCTTTCAACTGCACTATCACTTCCATCAGCAGTTGTATAAAAAATTAATCTACCTGGTGTATCGTTTGCACCAGGTGTTCCGTCTATTCTTGCATCAATTTTTGCAGCGTGAGATACAAAATCACTTCCATCTGCTGCTGCCCAAACTATTGCACCCATACCATCATCATCTTGAACAATGGTGTTTGATCCTATTGTTCCATTTCTTGATTTCAAAAAATTAATTTGTCCAACACCAGTATTATTACTAAATCTTCCAATGGTAAATACTGTATCTGAATTTCCTGTTCCTAATACTTGTGAATGCCCTGTTCCACCTACAGTTGCAACTGCTGCATTATTTCCTACTACTAATCTACCTGATGAGTCTATTCTTGCACTTTCAGAAGCATTAACTCTAAATGCTAATGAGTTGTCATTGTGGTCGTATCTAATACTACCTGCATCGTTATCATCAGTATCTCCAAAATCTATAAATGTTTCGTGTGTATTTGCTGCTGTAAATCTTAATCCATCTTGGTCGCCGTGAGAAATGTTTAGCTTCATACTTGGTGATACAGTTCCTATACCAAAATTTCCTGCATTATCAACTGCTACTGCTGCTGCACTTGTAGTTCTATTGTATAAATATATTCTTGCAGTATCGTGTTCAATACTAAAAGCATTTCCACTTGTTCTTTCAAATCTTAATTGTTGGTCTGCACTACTATTTAATCTTAATCCACTACCTGCATGAGTAATGTCTAATTTATAACTTGGTGATGTAGTTCCTATTCCGACATTATTGGGTGGTGTTAAGTTTAAGTGTCCTGTGCTACCATCTAATCTAAAATATTCAGTAGTTCCACCACTTCCATCGTCATTAAAAAATCTTATATCTCCATCATCTGCATATTGTGTAAATTTTAAATCTCCAGTAGCATTAGTAAGGTCAGTATTGCTACCATCGTGAGTTATTTGAAAATCTGAACTACTACCGAAATGTGCATCTACACCATCAACAAACTTCATATCTTTATCAATTTGTGTTAACCCTGCACTTCCATCTAAGGTTATGTAAGTAGTAAGTCCACCTGAACCATCATCACATCTAAAAATAACATCTCCATCATCAGTTGATGTTTGTATAGTTAAATTACCAGTAGCATTAGAAAAAGTTGCATTACTTCCATCGTGCGACATACTCATATTGCCACCACCGCCAAGCGATAAATTAACACTATTATCTAATCTTAAATCTTTGTGGACATTAGTTCTTGTGCTACTACCATCTAATGTTAGGTAGGCAGTTACTCCACCACTTCCGTCATCTGATTTAAGTATAATATCTTCGTCATCTGCTCTTGTTTGAATAATTAAACTTCCAGTATAATTGTCAATTAAACTATTTGTACCATTGTGATATATAGGCATATCACCAGCACTACCAATTTGAACTTCTACATTATCATTAACTCTAATGTGTTTGTCAAATACTGTTCTTTCAGCACTACCATCTAATGTTAGGTAAGGCGTTACTCCTCCTGATCCATCATCTGATTGAAATATAACATCTGCATCATCTACTGCATTGGTTATATATAAATTTCCAGTTGCTGTGTTTTCTATATAGCTATTACTTCCATTATGCCATAGTGCTAAATCTGCACTTGCACCAATTCTTAATTCTTGATTATCATTAGGTAGTTTAACTTGCCCTACATTACTTGCATCTATTTGTAATGCAGTAATAGTAGAGCCACCATCGTTTACTTGTAATAATATATCAGCATCAGAAATTGTACTAAAAATTCTAAGGTTGTTACTATTTTCAGATATTTTTGCAAATTCAGTACCACCATCTTTTAAACGAAATACCCCATTAGCTGAATCCAAAGACATATCACCACCAACATCTATTGTGAAATTACCACTATCGGAAATAGTAGAACCATTAATGGTTATATCATCTACTGTCAAATCTCCAGTTACTGACAATGTGCTTCCATCAAAAGTAAGATTGGCTTCTGCGTTCATAGCATCTGCACCAGTAGCAGTTAATACTCTGTTGTCTGCTCCATTAGCCATAAAGTCTGATACATCTACACTTATAGTAGTGCTTGATATGTCTATACCAGTTCCTGCTGTATCAAGTGTTGCGTCTAACTGCGTTTGAATATTGGAAGTTACTCCATCTACATAATTTAATTCTGCTGTAGTAGCAGTTACTCCGTCCATTATGTTTAGTTCGGCAGCAGTAGCAGTCACTCCGTCAAGGATATTAAGTTCTGCTGTTGTAGAAGTAATTCCATCTAACACATTAAGTTCAGCAGCCGTGCTTGTAACTCCATCTAATATATTAAGTTCAGCAGCAGTTGATGTAACCCCATCTAGTATGTTTAATTCTGCTTTGGTAGAAGTAATACCTAAGTTAGTGAT